GAGCGTATTTAATGGATAAGGCAGAACAGAGTAACGAAGCACTGTTGATGTGCTTTACGAACGATAAGAGTGATGAGCATCTTGGTATCCTGAAGGGACTATTGAAGATGTACTATCACGCAACACTTACCAACCGCATCGGAATTATGGAAGCACGTAATTCCGAGACTGGTGAGGTTGAGGTTGTACTAGTAGGCGTGGATCAGAGTGGTGATTCAATTGCTGCTTATCCGCTAGCTGTTACAATTACAGCCGAGGAAGTTAGCAAGTATCAGGCACCAGATGGTAAGGGTGGCTGGCTTAGCAACTCTCCTGCCCCAGAAGAAATCAACTAATGTCTGCAATGCTGGGTACTACTACATCATGGGCTAACGAGCTTATCGAGAATTACCGTCAAGGCTTCTCGGATGCTGAAGTGGCCGCCGCTCTGAACATCACGATCCGTGAGTTTCATACCCAGCTAGCAGATAATGCTTCCTTTGCGAAGCTCGTAGAGTTTGGTCGTACACTTTCTGCTGCGTTCTGGGAAAGTTTAGCGCGTAAGAATGTCGGTAATAAAGCATTCAATAGCTCTCTATACAGCTTCTACATGAAGAACAAGTTTGGTTGGGCTGATAAGGTTGAAACAACCAGCGTCGGCGAAAACACCAACATCAATCTTGATGAACTTCGCCAGCAAATCTACCAGAAGGTGGGTCAGCTGGTCAAGCAAAATCATCCAGAGCTGGCTGATGCGCAACGAGTACTACAGCCGGTGCTAGTGAAGGAACTCAGTGAGTAAATTCCAGCTGGATGATACAGCCCTTGCATCCCTCTACACCCCGGTAGACTTTACAGCCACAGATAATATTGGTGATGTACTGCCCGAGGCTAGTGGGACTGCAAAGGATCATGAAATTGTGGCGTTAGCTAAGCTCAACGTGCTTCTTGATGAGTACAAGAAGCGCCAAGAGACTAGCGGTATGGACAGATGGTTCGTACCCGGAACGCCTTTCAGTATTGACAACTGCAAGAAGCACAAAGCCTTCTTCGCTGCTGGCAAGGACTATGGTCAGCGCCTCTTCATGGCTGCTAACCGTGTAGGTAAGACGGTCAGTGGTGCTCTTGAGTCTACTTATCACGCAACAGGAGAGTATCCTGATTGGTGGGAGGGTAAGAGATTCGATGGCCCTACTCGTGGATGGGCAATCGGCTCAACTGCGCGCTCTACGCGTGACACCGTACAGAAGGAACTGCTAGGTATGCCCGGAAGCTGGGGTACTGGTATGATTCCTGCTGATAAAATCATTCGCATGTGGTCTTTGTCTGGTGTACCTCAGGGTATCGACATGCTACATGTCAAGCATAAGTCGGGTGGTATCTCCACAATCGGCTTTAAAAACTACGAACAGCCAATTGAAGCATTCTACGGAACAGACCTTCATTGGATTTGGCCTGACGAAATCATTCCGATCAACATTTATAACGAATGCTTGGTCCGTACAATGACAACAGGCGGAATAATCTACGTTACCTTCACACCACTAAAGGGTCTTACCCCTCTGGTGGTAAAGTTCTGTGAGGACGCTGATTATCTTGCGGGCGCTAAGCGCATCATTGGTATTCCGGAGCCGGAGTCTGATGAAGAAGACCCAAGTGTGCAGCTTGTGGATCACAAAAGCTACAAGGCTATCATTCAGGCGGGATGGAATGACGCTCCTTGGCTAGACGAAGACGAGAAGAATAAGATTCTAGACGGCTCTGAGCCGCATCTAAGAGAGACTCGCTCGACTGGTGTTCCGTCAATGGGTAGTGGTAACGTGTATCCTCTGTCGATTGAGGGTATGCTGGTTGATCCATTCCCAATCCCTGCTCACTTCAAGCGTCTATACGCTTTTGACGTAGGCTGGAATAGAACAGCGGCCCTGTGGGGTGCGCTTGATCCTAACACAGACACTCTTTATTTGTACGACGAACATTACGTGCAGCATCAGCCGCCGGCGGTACATGCACACTCGATACGTAGCAGGGGTGAATGGATTCCCGGAGTAATTGATCCGGCATCGAAAGGTAAGTCACAAGGCGATGGTACTCAGTTGTTTGAGACATACCGCAATCTAGGGCTTAAGGTTTCTGAGGCAGACAATGCGGTGGAGCCCGGCATCCAAGAAGTATGGCAGCGTATGGCAGCTGGTAAGCTGAAAGTGTTTAACCATATGCACAACTTCGCTAAGGAATACGTACTTTACCGCAGAGATGACAAGGGTAAGATCATCAAGGAGAAAGATCACTTGATGGATTGCCTGAGATACTTAGTAGTTAGCCTAAGAAAGGCGCGGTCTATCGACCAGATTGTGAAAGCTCCCGTGTATCAGGGACCCCGTAGGTACAATATTTAATGGCCGATCTACCAGAAGACATTGACGTAGCCGAAGTTGAACTCTCTGAAGAAGAGTTGGATGCTCTTGAAGAAGAGCGTAAGGAGCAGGAACGTCAGCGCGAGGAGCTACTAGAGTCTCTAGCCCTTTCTGTGGAAGAGAAGTTTCGTAGTCGCGCTATCAAGCGTACTGTAAAGGAAGACCAGTGGCTGCGTTCTTCTGCTCTGTTCTTTGGTAAGCTTGCTTTCTCTGGTACTCTGATTAATAGAGAGACTCCATTTGAGCTGGTAAACTACACAGATCGTCCAGATGTAAATATCGTGCGCTCTAAGTGTGCCATTGCTATTGCACAGACATTTAGTATGCAGTTCGGTACAGGTAATAAGAACTGGGACTTGTGGCCAGATAAAAATAATACTGACCCCAACAATACTGTTGCTGCTGATAAGATGAGCGCGACGATTGAAGGTCAGCTAGAAGACACCCATTACACAGGGACCTGCTGGAAGGCCATGCGTGACCGAGTAATTCTTGGTACGGCAGTCCTAAAGGGTCCCGCAAGCGTGGGTAAGCAGGTACGTTCCTACGAACAGCTAGAAGGTACGACTACGTGGGTACCTAAGCTGTCAGTAGATTACTCGCCCGAACTAAAGTATATCAATCCTTGGTTCTTCTATCCAGACGAAACAGTTGCTGATACAGAACATTTGAATGACACCATCGAGGTTCACCCAAAGACTGCGCTAGAGCTTAAGAAGCTCATCGAGCATGAAGGCTTTGACAGTGACGCTCTAGTAAAGGTATTAGAGAAGGCTCCTAACGAGCATAGGGATAATACGTGGCCTGAGTTTGCTAAGGTTACGAACAACAATCCAGACCTGTACAAGAATAAATATCTAGTACTGGAATACCACGGCCCAATCACGCGCACTCAATTGGATAAGCTAGAGATTGAATGCACATACGACTCTCTAAACGATGAGTATTATGGTGAGGTTTGGGTATGTGAAGGCGAAGTAATTCGTATAGAACTTGAGTCTATTGAAGCCTCCTTCCGCGTTCCTTACTACATCTCAGTATGGGAAAAAGACCCAACCTCTGTGTTCGGTTTTGGTGTACCTCTGATGATGGAAGATGCTCAGCGTGTTGTAAATGAAACTTGGCACATGATCTTGGATAACTCATCCATGTCATCGGGTGCTCAGGTGGCCATGCATAAGCATCTTATTGAGCCAGCCAATGGTAAGTGGGAACTTGGACCTAACCAGATTTGGTACCTAACTGATACAGGCGTTAATGTACAAGATGCTATTCAGTTCTTTAACGTACCAAACGTAACTAGCTCCCTTGTTCCTATTCTNCAAATGGCTCAGGCATTNTCTGAAGAAGAGAGCCAGATTCCGCTTATCACTGCGGGGCTTAATAGCCCAGAGCCGGCAGACACCGCTACTGGTGGCATGATGATGCGTCAAGCATCCACAACTCTCTTGGACTTCATGAGCGAGGAATGGGATACTTGTGTCACAGAGCCTATCATTACCGCGTGGTATGCTTGGAACATGCAGTTCAATGATGATGCCGAAATCAAAGGGCAGTTCCGCGTTGATGTGCGTACATCGTCACAGTACAAGAACAAGCAATTGCATATCCGTGATCTAGAAAAGCTGTCCGTAGAGTCTGCTCAGAACCCAGCAATGGCTAAGTGGATTAAGCAGGATAACCTATCTCGTATGAGACTTAGCCTGATGACCCTGCCATCGCTTGAGGTTATTAAGACTGAGGAAGAGGTCCGTGCCGAGGAAGAAGCTGCTAAAGCTAATGCCCAGCCTGATCCTGAAATCTTGAAGCTTCAACTAGAAGCTCGTAAGGTTGCACTGGAAGAAGCTAGATTGCAATTTGAGATGCAGCAACAGCAGCAGCGNGAGGCATGGGAACACGAAGAGAAGATGAGTGCCGTGCAGGCTCGCTTCATTGAATCTCAAGCGCGTGTGGCTGTAAGCCAGAACGAGAAGGATATTGCTGTTCTTGAGCTGATGCAGAAGAGTGAGGCTACTGCTGCTGACCTGATGACTAAGGAAAAGATTGCACGCGAGAACAATCAGACAAGTGCCTTCTTGGCTGCTATGCAGGAGACACGTAAGACTCAAGAGAACGAGCTGTATGCTACAGAACTTGAACTGAAACGTGAGACTGGAAGTGGTATCTAATGGCAACTAATCTGATTGATTACATTAATTTCAATGGACAGGAATGGGCAGCCATCAAGAGATGGCTGCAAGAAGAAAGGGATCATGAGGTACAGCGGCTAATTAAAGCTACAACGCAGGATCAATCTAATGTGCATCGTGGCGCTATCCAGAAACTGGACAGGCTCCTCAATGCAGAGAAGGACGCGAAGATCGCCTCCCAACAAGGACATTAAGTAAATGGCTGACGAAAAAGAGTTTGATGCAAACAAGTTGTTCAATGAAGTAAGCAAAGCTATGCAGGAAGACGACAACGCTAACACGCTCTCGACTCTCCTAGCAGTAGAAACTCCTGAAGAGGAGCAACCTATCGAAGCCCTGCCTGATGAAGAAGATCAGCCAGAGAAGGTAGAAGATAAGGAAGAGAAAGAAGATAGTCCGCTTGAGGAAGAAAAGGAATCAGACGATTCCGATCCTGACAAGAAAGCCGACAAGGCCAAGGAAGAAGAACCTACAGCCGAACAGAAGCGTGTCGCTGATCTTGAGGAGCAGCTTGCTGCTGCCAAGAGAGAAGCACAGGCACTACGTTCACAGGCTGGTAGAGTTCCTTCTATCCAACGGAAAATTGCAGAGCTAGACAAGAAGCTAGAGGCTATTAAGAGTGCTTCTCCTTCAAGTCAAACTTCCGCTAAGATCAAACCAAAGGTAGATAAGCTACTTGAGGGTATCAAGGAAACAGACCCTATGCTCGCTGACAATATCGCTGCGGCGATTGCGGCAGCCATCGAAGGGGTTGATGAGGAAATGCGCACCAAGGAGACAGAAACTCTGTCGCTACTTCGTGAGCAAGAGGCAACTGATTATGTTGAAGAACAGAAGCAGCGCCTACTCGATATGTATCCTAATGCTCCACAAGTATTTGCAAGTCCCCATTGGGCTGAATGGAAGAAGTCTCAACCAGACCACATTCATGCTTTGGCAACGTCCAACAGCGCTGATGCCGTAGCTATGGCCTTCGATCTATATCGAAAGGACATGGAGACTAAGTATCCAGAGCTAGCCGGCAAAGAGCCTAAGAAGGATGTACCAGCGGGCGATCCTGCCGCTGTCAAGAAGGCTGAGCAGCTGGAACAAGAGCGGCTGAGAAAGAAAAAGGATGCGGTCAATATTGATTCATCCAAAAACTCAGCTCGGGTTAAAGAGCCGACTGACCCAAATGCCTTGTTCAATAAGTTCTTCGCAGAAGTTACTGCGGAGATTAAAGGCAAATGACTTAATAGGAAATAAATATGTCTAGTTTTGGAGTAACAACTTATGGTGACATTAGCCCGCGCGTTGGTATTTTTGCGGTAGCTAAGTTCCTTGCACACGCCGGCCCTGTAGAGGTTCTGGCTAAGTTCGGTATGACGGAAGCCATTCCGAAGAACAAGGGACAGCTGGCGGTATTCCGTCGCTTTGTGCCTTTTGAAGTTAATACCACTGCCCTTGTAGAGGGTGTTACACCAGCTCCTAACATGCTACAGTACGAGGACGTTAAGGTTGTTATTTCTCAGTACGGTGCATGGGTTAACTTCACTGACGTAATTGCCGACACGCACGAAGACCCAAATCTTCAGAAGATTACAATGGGTCTAGGCGAGCAGGCTGCTTACGTGAAGGAAGCTATCATTTGGGCAGAACTGACTGGCGGTACTAACGTACTGTACACAGGTACTGCTACTCAGCGTTCCGAGGTTGATGCTCCCATCAGTGAGGATGAGCTTGTCGCAGCGCAGCGTTTCCTTAAGGCTAACAAGGCCCGTCCGATTACCAAGATGCTCAAGGCAAGTACAAACATTGCCACTGAGCCGGTAGCCCCAGCGTTCATCGCGTTTGGTCACACCAATCTTGAGCCGGACTTCCGTGCCCTTACTGGTTTCGTGCCTCGTGAGAAGTACAGCAACTACAGCGTAGTGAGCGACTACGAGCTTGGTAAGTTCCAAGACATTCGTGTTGTTCTGTCGCCTGACCTAGAGGTATTCTATGGGGCAGGTAGCGCCACAACTACGGGTGTGCTGAGCGCCAACGGAGCAGCGGTAGACGTGTACCCAATCGTGATTATTGGTCAGGATGCCTATGGTATCGTGCCTCTACGCGGTATGGACAGCGCTACTGTTACCGTGAAGAATCCCACACCTACGTATGAGGACCCGCTTGCACAGCGTGGATTCGCATCATACAAGATGTGGTATGCGGCCCTACGTCTGAACGAGGCGTGGATGGTTCGTATCGAAGCTGCGGCATCTGCCTAAGCTCAATGAGCCCCTCCTAAGCTTAGGCGGGAGGGGCATTTAGAGGAAACTACTATGGATTACAAGAGCAACCTAGTAAAAAAGCTACACCGTCACCGTGGCATTTACTCTGGTAAGCCTTACGAAGTAGCGGGCCGTATCTTCCTACCGGAAGGCACTGTTCTTACTACTGCGGACGTGCTTCTCGGCGTGCCAGTTGGTGAGAACCAGCGTGTTAAGGAAGTGACAATCTTGGCGATTGGTGATACATCTACCATTGCTGGTTCGATTGGTTACTTCCAGTTGCTGGACAAGGCAGGGAATCCTGTCAAGGTTCAGCGTCGTGGGCCTAACGCTTACGCTCCTACCGAGGACACATTTACATCTCCTGTGTCTGACCCAGATGCGTATAGAGCGGCTGGCCAGCTGGACGGCTACATGCGTACCGAAGTTACTGGGGCCACTGTTACTAAGCTACCCGGCCCTGTGAATATCGGTGTAGCAATTACAACAGGCGGAACTGTCGCGGCTGATACCGAGTTGTTCATCGGTGTTATGTTCGATGGTGAGACTTCGACTGTTGAAACGGGCAACGACCCGTTCATGGATAACAGCTACCTGCTGTAATCCTTTTGTAGGTGGCAGCCCTTCGGGGCTGCTACTTACCCATGTAGCGTAAGCTACCCAATCGTACCCGACGGAGTACCCAATGAGTAATGAAATTGTTCGCCCAGATTTTAGCACAATGCCTATCGGTAAGCTACGTGAATACGCCTCCCATATGCAGCTACCTTTAGCTAAGACTGCTACAAAAGAAGAGATTCGACAAGCAATTGAAAGAAAGCTAGCTGGACGAAGTGCCGCAGTACTGGCTACAAAAGATGGCAAGGTTCCACCCGGCCATGCTAAGATTATCATCAACGAAGATTCAACACCCGGTAGTAAGAACTTTCCTATCTATATGAATGTGAATGGGTATCAATGTACCATTCCTCGTGGTAAGGAAGTTGTTGTGCCAATGAGAATTGTTCGTAC